ATGACTTAACTCCAAATATTACAGGTGATATAGAAATAAAAATATCAGGCCAAAGCACAAATACAAATGGATTTGTTTATGTTGATGGTTTAATATTAGATCCGTTTGTTACAAATGTTAGATTTTATGGCTTTGAAGTAGATAAAAATTTATACAGGACTGTTGATACATTAACAACATTAACAGAAAATCAAGTATCTTCTGTTGATATAACTAATTTAGATCGTCTCTATGATGCTTCTAATTACTGGACAATTAGTAATCCATTATCTACATCATATTTGGATCTATTTACAAAAAACGGAGACATATTAAATTTTGGAAATAGAAATATTGTATTCAATAATTCAGCATCTACAAACTTTGCATATGCTAGTGCTTCAAATACAATAACAATTAAAACTCCTTTACTTTCTTCTGGTAATAATTTTATTGGTTTAAGAACAACCGGTAACATTTATCTTTCTAGTGGTTCTACGATTGATAATATAGACATTTATGGTAATGCATTCCAAGCAACACCTGTCAACTTGTCAGATATATACATGGAAGGAACATTAGCATATAACACAGAAACACCAGTAACAATTGAATACACGAATTGTAGCATGGGTACAGTTCAAAATGATGGTAGTGCAATTGTTACAATCAAGAAAACAAATTCGATTATAACAAATGGATTAGATGATCAAATTTTTGATTATGTTCCAACTATTTTAAATGTTACACTAAACGGTGGTTATATTGCAATTTTTGATAATAACGAAACTAAGCAATATTATCAAAATACAGATGGTACAATTATTTTACCATCAAATGCAATTGGAACATGGAAATATAGAATTGCTAACTATGGTTATGATTTTATACAAGACACATTTGAGGTTGACCCGAACACTGGAGCAACAATTACAATATCTCCAAACTATAGTCCAGACATTTATTTAACTTCAAATGCTCAAACCGTCAGTGCATATTCAGATTTAAACACATCACAAAAAATTTATAATTATTTAAGTTATTGGACAACAACATCAACTGGAATAGAATATATTCCATTTTACAGTAGAGCGGTTGGAAATATAACAATAAATAAAAATGTTACACTTGATAATAATGCTAGTACTTTACTTAACTATAATAGCAGCTTAAATTTATTAACATTGAGATCATCTGGTCTAAATGAAGATTTAATTTTTGCATCAACTGGTGCAATTTCAGCAATAAACGATACAACATATTCAAATGACATTAAAATACGTGCTAATAATATTGATAGTGAATTTTTGTTTGATAGTATCACATCACTCACATTTTTTCCGTCGGAAAACGATAGAGATGCAAACACAAATCCTGGAGAAGTTTTAACTGGAAATATTAATAGATTTAAGTTTGGAAGCATAGTTAAAGGAGTAACATATTCTGGTTTAAAATATGCAAGAGTTAACGTAGATGGAACAGTGTTATTATACTCATATACCATCATCCAAGGTAGAAATGCTCTTGAGTTTGGAACTGTTGGAACGTTACAATTAATTATTAATAACCAAAAAATTATTAATGAAGGTGTTCAAAAGGCAAGTAAATTGATTCCACATACAACTAACATATAAATAGTAATATATGTCTTACCCAACTCAACCTGTTTTACCAAATTCTTTTCATGGTAGTACAACCTTTAATTCTAAAATTAAAAGCTATGATCATTTGGCACAAAGAGTAAGAAGAACTCTCGGTGAACCATTAATTCAAATAGAAATAAGTAGCGAACAAATTTACGAATTAATTGATATTGCACTCGAATATTTTACAAAATTTGCAGGAGAAACAGAAGAATATTTGATATTCAGATCAGATTTATACGTTAGTGGTTATGGTCTTCCAATTGGAAGATTATTCAACACATCACCAGAGATGTATAATTCAAACCCAGACAGTTTGATTCCAAATTTAAGTGGTGGAATGGACTTTGATATGGATGATTATAGAAGAGTTGTTGATGTATTTTCTTTTAATGAAGGAAATAACTCTGGCGTTAATACACTTTTTACAATTGAACATACAATTGCACAACAAGCATATTTTGGTCATTTACTCGGTAATGTTGGGTATGATTTAGTTACTTGGTATACATTAAAAAATTGGTTGGACACAAGAGAAAAAATGTTGGCATTAACACCATATTTAAGATTTGATCCGGACACACAAATTTTAAAAATTATACCAGAACCAAGTAAAGCACAATCATATTTTGGTTTGATTGGTTGTAAAATGCAAAAACCAATAAAATATTTGGTATCTCAACTTTGGGTATATCGTTATACGTTGGCATTGACAAAAATAACAATAGGTCATGTTCGTGGAAAATATTCTGGAACAAATTTATTTGGTGGACAAACAGTTAATGCTGCTGATTTATTACGCCAAGGTGAAAAAGAAAAAGACGAATTAGAAAAAGAAATTACAACAGATCTTATAGATCGTTCTCCAACAGGTTTCTTTGTTGGCTAATATGAATAAAAAATTAGGCAAAAAGAACAGAAATTACATTCAAGGTATATATAAACCCAAAAATCCAAAAAAATATATTGGATCAGTACCAGTATACAGATCATTGATGGAACTTAAAGCATTTCGTTACTTAGATAACAATCCAAATGTAATATCTTGGTCTTCTGAGTCAGTAATAATACCATATGAATCACCCGCAGATGGAAAGATACATCGATATTTTGTTGATCTTGTTGCCAAACTCCAATCAAAAGATGGAACAATTAAAAAATTACTAATTGAAGTCAAACCAGAACGCCAAACAAGACCACCAACCGAATCTACAAGAAAAGCTCAAAAAACTTTAATGTACGAAAAATATCAATTTGCCGTAAATACAGCAAAGTGGGAAGCAGCAAGAGGATTGTGATCCAAAAAGGGTTATACGTTTATAATTTTGAATTAAAACCATTTAAATTGAATAAGTATAGTATAAGTAGTATAATATATGAGTAATGCTTATAATTTATTAGTAGAAACACCAAGTTATGAATTGAGTTATTTGGTTGAAGAAAAAAACCGTAACGCCCCATCAAACATGAGTTTCTATGGACCATTTTTAATGGCTAATAAACCAAATAGAAACAATAGAGTTTACCCATTAGATCAAATGATCGAAGAAGTAAATCGTTATACATCAGAAATGATCATTAACAAAAGATCAACTGGTGAATTAAACCACCCAACATCACCAGAAGTTAATTTGGAAAGAGCATGTCACATGGTTACCGAATTAAAACAAGATGGTGATATCTTTGTTGGTAAATCAAAAGTACTTTCAACACCAATGGGTCAAGTTGTTCGTTCATTAATGTTAGATGGCGTTAAACTTGGAGTTTCTTCTCGTGCATTAGGTAGAGTAGAACCAGATAATGGTATTAATAAAGTTACAGATTTTCGTTTAGTTGCAATCGATGTTGTTGCTGATCCTTCAGTACCATCAGCATTTGTTAATGGTATACTTGAATCTAAACAATGGGTTCTTGCTGATGACGGAAAATTTGAACCTTTTTATGAAAAGTTTGAAAAACAAATTTCAAGTCTTCCAAAAAATAACAAAGATGTATTTCTTAAAGAATGCATCATTGAATTCATAAATTTATTAAAAACAACATAAATAAAGGATAAGTAATAACATGGAACTCCGTAAATTAATTTCAAAATTTTTAACAAGTCTTGTCGAAAAAAATTACGCACAAGCAAATGATGATTTAAAAAAAGTTGTTGAAGAAAAAGTCAAACAACGTGTTAAAGCTTCTTCAGATAAATTAAATAGAAAGAAAAAACTTGCTAGTAGTAAATCAGATTGTAGCGGAAAGGCAAAATGTAATTGTGTAGATTGCAAAGATTCTTTACAAGAATCTGCTAAAGCTAAAAAACCAGATAAAGATGGTGATGGTGTTCCTGATTATGCTGATGAAAACCCCGGTGAAGATGATAATGCATCAAAAAATAAAAAAGGCAAAAAGGGTAAACTTTCCAAAGAAGAAAATAAAAAACGTTTTTTAGAAATGATTGCTAAAAAGAAAAAAAAATCTAAAAACGGAAACAAATAAGGATAAGTTATTATACAACATTTTATGAACATAAAATCACTTTTAGAGAAAAT